GAGACAACACAAAGTGCACGTGACCGGTCGGTGTCCGGAATTGTTTTTGAAGTTCCACCGCGTTGCCGTAATGGAAGTGACTTGCGTTCCGGTACGTTGACAGCGTACCGGGATTTTTCAAATGCTGTAGATGCAGCTTTTGATGCTGCAGAGAACGTAACTGGCGTGTATCCAATGGTGTCGTGCCTACGGCTTCCGGATTACGTTCTCATAGAGCCGAAAATCCCGCACCACGTTTCCCGCCTGCATCCGAATGAAGACCCTTTGAAAGCTCTTATGGAAGCTTATGATTATTCAAAGGTTAACAAATCGGAAATGGTGTGGCCAATCTTTGATCGTTACTTTGAAGGTATCAAGAACGAACTTCTGGCAGATGACTCAATCGCAAAAAATATCCATCGTGCATGTCGTTACATGTTCGCTGCTGCCGCTCGGATTTCTCTAGCACGTCAAGACGATTGGGAGATTATTTTAAGGCACGAATTGTCTACGCAAGACAATGACTCGAACTGGTTTGTACGCGACTCACAGACCGGCAAGTTTGTGAAGCCGTTGCCTGCAATCCTTCAATGTGAGGTCATGCGCGATAATCGTTTGCTTGACCATGAGTCGAACAATATTATTTCAAGACCGTCAGTCTCAAAGAAGATCATCAAGTTCAACGCTGATGCCGTTCCGGCGGCTCAGTTCATCAAAGGCGCACGCCGCCCGGACGGAACGCCCGGACCCCGTATTGACTTTGTGTTTTCGTTTGAAGCCAATTGGACAGTACCGAACCCGGATAAGAACCATATGGGCCGAGTAATTCAGCACCAATTAGGCCTACACTTCGGACAACCGCATACAGTATTTTTCAAGGCTTGGAATAGCCGCTTTGGTGGTGCCGAAAACATAGTCTGGGATGATCATCGAAATGAGCCGGTCACACCCTAAAAGATAGCGAGATATAACGGAGATTCCTATGAAGCCTCTCAAAATGTTAAATGGTCGTACAGCTGAATATTCATATGCTGGTGATTTTGGTTGTGAAGCGCTTGATCCTATCGACATTCACCAAGTTCTAAAAGGCAATGAAAACTCTGCACGCCGCACCATGGCTATTGCAGGTGATGAAGTTAAGAAGACCTTCAAAGGTGTTCTGGACGCTCACGAGTGGCTTCCCTTTGCTGCAGAGTCGTATAATATTTCATCGAAGCTCGAAGACTATGTTATGGTTCCGACTTCGATCATGACAACTGAGATACCGAACCGTAACGGCGTTGCGTTCCCGATGAAGGAACTGACAGCGTTCAACCACGAACACGGAACGATTGCTTACAAGACATGGCGTGGCAAGCCTACTTTTGTGGAGCATAATAATTCAGACCATACGAAAGCCAAGGGGATTATTCTTGACGCTGCGATGCGTCCGATGAAGCGTTTCCAAGGCAATCTCTGGCAGATTGTTGTACTGAATGCGTTTGACCGTGGCCGCGATCCGGAACTCGTCAATAGCATCTTGAAAAAACAACGCACCGGCTACTCAATGGGTGCATGGGTGCGAGATTACGAATGCTCAATCTGTGGTAAGACTTTGAAAAATAAAGGCTGTAACCACGTTGCTAAAGGCAAGCCTGAGCTGGCGATGTATAAGGGCAAGGTTGCGTACTATCGCGCTCTCGATCCTATCGGCTTTGAATGTTCATCCGTTGAAGTCCCGGCCTACGTGCAGGCTGTGAACCCAAACTTCATTGAATAAATGCCTAGGGTATTCGATGCTCATCCCAATATTAATGGGTGTGATTATTATTCATTTAAGTGCCCCGGTTGCGGAACTGTTCACACCTTTCGTGTTGGTGAGCGTGCCGGAAGCAAAGGTTGGACAATTGAAGGCGATGAACTCAAGCCAACTGTTCGCCCTAGCTTACTGACGACTTGGAAGCATAATCACTCACAAGAGCTGGAACCGTTAGCTGACCAAGCTAAGCGAATCTGTCATATATTCATAACTGATGGTGTAGTGGAATTCCTGAACGACTGCACACACTCGAACGCGGGAAAGAAAATCCCACTTCCCATTTATGAGGACTGAATAAATGTTGTATAGCGAGCTTTCGAAACAACTTGAAACAGCTGATGGCGGAACAGCTTCGAAGAAGTTCTTCACTGGTTGCCGGGTGACTTGGCGCGATGAACGCGACCGTTACCATTTCGGTGTTGTGATCAATACTGGCGGTGATCTGGTCAATGCAATTGATGACTTTGGTAATATTCATGCCAAGATCAACTTCTTGCATATGGATAAGTTTGATAACTGGCTGACACAAAAGGATTCCGGTAAGAAGAAAGAGCTGACTGACGCGCAGAAACGTTCAATCAAGAAAGCAGACAAAGCTCCGACCGATCCGAAGAAATATTTCACACGCAAAGTGATGATCAAGTGGGGCCGTCCTTTGCTACGGGCTATCTTCCTGTTTTCGAACCGCCGTTTCTTCGCAAACAAGTTGATGATCCGTAATCGCTTGTGTCCTCCTATGGACAAAAAGAAGCAGGTGAGCGGTGCTATGGCCGTTTATTATTTAAAGACCCGCAAGATGGTTGTGAACCCGGAGTACGCTACAACTGTTGAACAAGTCTTTATCTGTCTCGTGCATGAAATGATTCACATGTATGACCACCTTATTCGTAAGGAACTTGGTCAACTTGGGTACAATGCTCACGGGCCTTGGTTCAAGAAATACGCTCAGAAGATTGAAAAATATATGGGTGTTCCGAATATTTATTCAGTGCAGGACAATTGGGATGACGATGATCCGGAGCTTCGCATGGCTGGCGAGTTCGACGTTGACACTGAAGAAGATGACCTGTCTGAAAAAACAAAGAAACCGTATTGGCTCATCCTTATGTTCTTTAAGGTCACAGTCAAAGGCCGGGAACAAAACTCTGTCAAAGCGATGCGCGTTACTGATGAAAACCGCGCATATGCTGCAATTGAAAAATTAGAGAACGCTGGCTACAGGTATCGCTTCTTCTTATACAAGATGGACCTTGCGTACTTTGCGAATACACTCCCAACCGGCGGATTTAAACCTTCAAACGTGAACAAGCTTTCGCGTATCATGTCCCCGCAACAGGTTGAAATAATCCGCAAGTACGGCAAGCCAGATGAGACCTACGGCGACTTGTTCAAATGGCTTGATCGCAAGGGGTACAAGATCGACAACAATACGGTTTTGCACTCAGACGGTGATGCAGCGGAGAAAGAACGCGCTATCTCTGATGACGATGATCAATAGGTCCCGTCATGAAAAAACCTTTTGGAAGGGCAAAAGACCGCGAAGCTATTGTAAAGCGCTTCATTAAAGTCGTTGAAGAAGCCGGACTCAAACCTAGTCCAGACTCTGGCAGTGGACCCGAACAGTCTTCTAAGTATTATTTCAATAGTTTGCTTGGCAAAGGCGAAATGTCGCTTAGCACTTCGCCAACTATGGTGCACCTTTACTGGCGTTGGAATGATCCTGATCTGGCAAGCGTTACTGACAGAATGGAACGCTATAAAATCAGTAGTCCGTTTACATACGGCGGCGACACTTTATGGGGTATGAGTTCTTATTCAGGTAAGTGGAATTGGATGGTTCACGAGGGCAATGTTGACGACCTCGATTCCTTCTTCGAACACGTGAAAACAATACTTGCCAGAGCTAAGGCAAAGCCTGTAAACTCACCTAAGAAAGCTCCTCTTATGGTAAGTGATATGGAACATGAAAAATACCTGAAGTCGGTTAATCTTCTACCGAAGAAGAGACGCCGAAAGAAGATGAAAACTATACTGCCGAGAAAGCCAGAAGAAACCGAATCCCCATTTAATGAAAAATCAAGATCAGAATCCATCCGTGGTGTGCTGGCAATCCTATATACAGCCGCCTTCATGGACAAGACTGGTCAACCTGCAAATGACAACATCGTAAAGAATATGATTCCGCGTTGGCTTGAAGATGCCAGCGCTGCAATCTACGTTGATCACCTTCCTTTGCAATTCCAGCTTATTGAAAAATTATGCACGGGAATTGGCAAAGGGCGCATCGATGGTGAGGCTTACGCAAGCATTGGTATGCTCGGCAAGGAAATCCTGCTGATCGACAAAGCTGCTCGTCATAACATGGAATTTTCAGCCCGAGACTTGGACATGTTGTCTGCAGTCGGCGGCTACTATCGTAACCGTTCAAAGTCTTCATGGGATCGTGTATTCCGCACGGTTGATCTTCTGAACATAATCGAGCTTTCAGTTCAGTTCATTCCTGATGCAGTCAGCTCTCAGGAAATCATGGACTTGAAAAAACAGCTTCGCGGATTGATTGCACAACTGGTCAAGAACCCGGACAAGGGGCAATACCTGCTTACGTTCCAACAAGCGAGTGAGTTCAAGGTTGGTCACAAGAAACGCTCCACCTATGAAAAATACATGGAAGTGCAGCGCCAGATGCGTGCACTGTGGAACCAAGCAACACTGTCTATCCTGCGCCGTAGTGGTAAGCCTATTCCAGTTAAAGAGTTCCTACAGCGCCTAAAGCAAGATGGTGTTCTAGTGAACTACGTGCCGAAGGGCTTCAATGCCAAGATTGGTATCAATGGCAAGAAGATTGAATTATTCACGAACGACAATCGGCCCATCCAAGGCTGGCCTCAGCGCGGTCGCCGCATCTTCATGAACCCGGAGTTCGGTATTGAAGGCGCAAACCAGTATGTGTTCAAAGCCGTTGATGACGAAACCGGTCTTGAAAGCTCGTACTATACGTATGATCACCACCAATCTTCACGTACTGAAAAATTCAAGGTTGTCGAAGTCGTTATGGACAACATTGAGAAATATCAGACAAAGTGGGAAGCGCCACTTAAGAATTGGAGCGTAAAAGAACGCCCTGACATGGAAGTCCTGCAATCTGCTCAGGCAATATTCATGTATGAGTGTCAGGCACGTATCGGCGGTAAGGGTAACAAGACGGACGGCAAAACAACTTACGGCGTTACGACTTGGAAGGTCGGCCACATAAGCAAGCTTAACAGCAATGAGCTTGTCATTAAATATTCAGGTAAGAAAGGTATGAAGCAAAAGCATATCATTCGTGGCACAAACCCGCTCCTGAAAAAAGTCATTGCTTTGGTCAAGAAGTTGTCTGAAGGCCGTAGCAAGAATGATATGCTTTGGGAAGTTCCCGGTATGGTTTCAAAGAAGCACGCTTCGGCAGCCCTGTTCCGCAATTGGCTCAAATCAATCGGCTTTCCGTCTACACCGCACAAGCTTCGCCATGCCAAAGGCACGAAGATTGCACGTGAGCTTATTTCAGTTCGCAAGTTCACACCGCCAGAAGGCAAATCAAAAGACGTTCAATACCGCGAAGCAACCAAATTTTTCAAGGAAAAGATTGCTACGGCAGTTGCGAAAGCTCTTGGACACAAGAGCGCAAGCGGCGAAGCACTTTATTTGACCTCTGTGAAGTCGTATATCGATCCTTCCGTAAGTCGCAACTGGTTCGTTGAACGTGGCTATAGACCGCCTAACTGGATACCAAAGACCGACTCTTAGGCTGAATATATAAATTCCCATATTGTGGTAGGGTCTCGTCCGATCCGAACTTCTACCATGGTAAAAATTCCACAAAAAACTTTTACCATTCTAAACTCCATTGCCGCCAAAAATTGGCGGGTGGCAGGCTTCCTGCCATACATGACTTGGAGTTTGAAACATGGGCAGAAAAAGAATTGCTGAAACTGCTGCTCTTTTTTCAAAGAAAGGCAAAGTGCTCCCTGCTATCTTTGCACACTCGGAAGGCGATCTAACTTCACAGTGGATCAGTTCTTACAAGTGTAAGGATACCGGTGTTCAGCTTGTCTTATCTTCCATCGAAAAGCCTTTCTCGCCCGTGTCGGGTGGTGACGTTGAAGTCGCCAAAGGTTCCAAAGATGTGAAAATTTCGAAAGAAGAGTTGGAAGAGACGCAAGTTATTGCTCGCCTTGAAGGCGGCATTGTTCTTCGCACTATTCCAGAATTCGCCGCAACACTCGACGGCGAGACCATTCATTCTCCGGTAACCGGCGAGAAGGTTCTGATTAATCTCGCTGAGCTGGATGATGATATTTCAGAGGACGATGACGAAATCGACCTCGAAGATGATGCAGATTTTGACGATGAAGACGACGATGACATCGAATTTGACGATGAACTCGATATTGAAGACGATTCTGAATTTGAATTTTCAGAAGACGACGAAGAAGATGAAGAAGATGAAGACGAAGACGAAGAAGATGAGGACGATGAGTCCGACGAAGACGAAGACGAAGATGACGACGAAGATGATGAAGACGATGATGTAGAAGATAAAGACGACGAAGACGATGATATTTCAGATGACGATGAGTCAGATGAAGATGATGAAGACGATGATGAAGAAGATGAGGACGATGAGTCCGACGAAGATGAAGAAGACGACGAAGAAGATGACGAAGATGACGAAGATGACGAAGATGACGAAGATGACGAAGATGATGAGGAAGAAGATTCCTTCGACATCGAAGACTTTGAAGATGACTCTTCAGATGATATTTCAGATGAAGACGACGAAGATGCAGTAATCGAGCACATTGTTGCTGATACCGCTGATCTGACGAAGGCTGAAGTTGCACGGATCAATGATTCGATGTGGCTTATTTCAGGCCATACGCCAATTGCGCGCGTCAATCCCGAATTGTGTGCTGAACTTCCGGCCAAGATGCTGCAAAGCAAACCGGCCAGCTTTGAGACAGCATTGCTTTCGGCAGTTAAGGCTTCTGGCCTTACTGAAGACGTTGTTGAAAAATTCGGTCTGGACCTGCTCCGTTCCGAAGTTCTTGTTTCCAGTGTGACTTCAAAGCACATTGAGAAAGAAGTTGCCAAGCAAGTTGCAGAACAAGTTTCGAAAGCTGAAGCGAAAGTGGATAGCTACTCGCAAGCTGTTGCTGTTGCTCTTGCAGGCGTCAACAAAGGAACCATTGCCGGTGTTGATCATACCCTGAAAAAAGCGCTTATCCGTAAGCTCTCTGTCGCAGGTGTGAAAAATGCTAGCCGTCTTGTTGACTCTGCCTTTGAAGAGTCGAGTGAAGACTGGTTGCGCACAGTTCTGGCACAAGCGTCACAGATCAATGAGGAAGGCCCTGAATATATCAATTCAATGTCTCGCCTTGTTCGTTCTACGACTGCAGCCCGGACAGACTACGACGAGGAAGAGGCTTCGGCTGATCCTATCGAGTCTTTCAGAAACCCCGCCACCCCGAAAGAGCGCTCGCAAGAGCAAGCATCTATTAAAGATGCTCAACCGGGAAAATTCAGTGCTATCAGCCGCCACTTGAAGCGTCGAAATAGCTAAACCGGCATCAAGCCACAAACTGGAGAAATTGAATTATGTTGCTTGAAATGGGAACTCGTTTCGACCCGCGTGATGTGCATGAAATCGCACTGGCCTCGGGTACGACTTCTGTTGAAGATGGTCAGGGCATCGCCTCTCTAATGGAGAACGGTGTATCAGTTGGCCGCGTTGTTACTGGCTCTGGTGAAAAATTCTACGGCATTGCACAAGGTCGCCTGAAATATCCGACCACAGCAATCGTCGAAGAAGTTCTTACCGCTGACGGTACGACTCTTACTCTGACGTATACGCCTTCGTCCTCTACCGATCTGTCGATTTATGCGAACAGCGGTGCAGGTACGAAACAAACTGCGGGTACGCCGGGATCGAATGCCAATGAATATTCAATCAGCGGCAAAGTTGTTACGCTGCACTCTGGCCAATCAGATACTTCTCTGCTGGTCGTGTACCGTCGTGACCTTACTGTTACGGAAGCTCAAGCTCTGTACGGCCACGGCGTCAACGTTTCGCCGCTGGAGTCTACCGAGATTGCCGACTCCGTTTCGGTTATCCGCAAAGGCATTGTCTACACTGACAAGTGCGACCTGTCTTCTGACTGGCGTAACAATGCATCGGCAGCCGTGTACTGTAAGGCGAACGGTCTTCTGACTCTCGCCTCTTCGAGTGCATTGGAAATTCCGTATGCTCGCGTTATCGCCGTTCCGACTGCGGACGTTCCGTACCTCGGCATTGAATTCTCGGCATTCTAAGAGAATCGGCTCAACCTGAAAAATTGGAGTATCCAAAATGAAATTGAATAACTTGCATGGACGTTCTGCCGTCACCTCGCGCGAATGGCGTCCCGGTGGTCGTGGAAGTGAGCCGCTTTTCAATGCTAAAGGCGAAATGAACGCTGGCAGCAAACAAGAAGCTCTGGCTCGTATTCTTGAACTCGCACAAGCTGTTGCTTCGGGCGAAGTCATGAATGCTTCTGATGAGCGTGCAGTTGAACAAACTGAAGAAGATAAGCGTCAGGTGATTGCTGAATTATCAGCCGCTTATCAAGACTCTGACCGCACGCATTGGTCCGAACTCGGAGCAATGATTGCGTCTGAACTTTACGAGTCGATTGATCGTGAAGGTTTCATGCGCCGCTTCCTGCTTCGTGGCGACCTGTCGCAAGGCGACATTCCGCGTCACCGCATTAAGCGCAAGACGACTTCGGCACTTGTTGCCGCTGGCCCGTCTTCGATCCAGCCAGAAATGGCTCGCGGTTACTACATCTGGGCACCGGAATTTGAAGTTCGTGCTTCTGTCGGTGTCTCGAATATTGAAATGCAGCAAGGCTCTGCTTCGCTTCTGGATGAAAAATTCTTTGAAGCTCAAGAGCAAATCATGCGCAAAGAAGACGAAATTTTCATTCGTCTGATGAAAGGCATGGTTGGTATGCCGAATGCTATCACCTACGTGGGTGGCGGCTATACTCCGGCTACTGTTGCAACTATCATGTTCAATATTCGCAACTACGGCTATGACTGCCCGTCCATGCTCATCGCTTCCGATGTCATGAACGACATTCTGACTGCATCGACTTTCGTTGCTGCATTCGATCCGGTTACTACTCATGAAAATATCATGACTGGCACCGTGGCTCGTCTGTACGGTACGGAAATCGTTACAGACCAGTTCCGTGACCCGCGCCTTAAAGTTCTGTCGAAAGGTGAAGTGTTCGCACTCGCCCCGCCGGAATATGTTGGTGGTTATACGGATCGTGGCCCGGTTGAGTCTGTTCCGGTTGATAACATGGTCATCAACGGCCATACGTCGAAAGGCTGGAACATGGCTGAAATCCTGTCGATCACCACGCACAACGGTCGCGGTGTGTCGCAAGGCTCTCGCTAATTTTCAGCGGTAAACTGGTTGGCGGGTGCTTAATTGCGCCCGCCAATTGGCCTTGAATAATCAGGAGCGCCTGCAATGTCTAATACAAAAACAAAACTCGCCATCGCACACGGCTTCACTTTCGCAGGTGAAGCTTTTTCTCTTGCTATGTGTTTGAAAAATGAAGGCAAGACAGAGGAAGCGTTAGCGGCACTTAAAGTTGCTATCGAATCTGACGATGCTCAAGACTTGGCAGACACGTTCAACACTGTGAACGCTGCTGCTATTGAAGCCGCAGGTTTGACTGAAGAAGAATTCCAAGAAGACGTGGATGAAGACAGCGAAGAAGTGAAAGCTGCTTTAACCGCGATTGCTTCCATGCTCGAAACTTCCTCTGACGATGAAAATTTCGACGACGAAGAAGATGATGAGGAAGACTTTGAGGATGACTCAGAGTTTGAGGACAAAGAAGACGAAGAAGATGATGAGGAAGAAGACTCTGAATTTTCAGAACCAGATAGCGAAGACGATATGTTCGGTGAAGATGTAAAAGACGATATGACTGCTTCGGAAGAACGCGGTCGCCGTCGCCGTAAAGAACGCCAAGGCAAGTCTTCTCACAATCAAACTCTTGCCCGTGCTATCGCAAACAAAGCCTCTCTGGGGAAACGCGTTAAGCGGTAATTTTTCATGGTTGAGTACATTCCTTGGAACCTCTCACCATTCTTCCGTAAATCGGTTGAGGCCATCCCGAAGCTGCTAACTCGAAAGTTCGGGTTACCTTCTCAGGGACGGCCTCAAATCGAATCCACCATTTATTATTCAAGAGAGGCGATACGCCGAGCTTTTGAAGAACATGGTGATGCTCAAAACATTCTTCCGTTCTTTGGCGTCAAGATGACGAACATAATGCTGAACCCAGATTCAGCAGCAAACCAAAAGCGCCTGAAGTCTGACGGCCTTCTTTTGAAAAATGACGGTGAAGTGTGCACATTCCTGTTCGGCAGGTCTGTGCGAGTCGAAGCTGACATTATCTTCTTCACGGATGACAACAATCAAATGCTTGAAATCATTGAGCAGCTGATGATACTTGGTGGAGAAATGCACCCCAATATGAAAATTGCGGATGGTGTGCGAATACCTCTTCATTTTTCAATCAACAAAGATGGTATCTCTATTCCAGAAATGGACTCGCAAGCCGAGGTCGCAAAGTTCGAGCTTAACTTCCCGGTCTCCCTCGATACATACACTGGAATGGTTGTTGAAGTGCCTAGTGTTCAGACTATCAAAGTACAAGGCGGTTCACTCACAGTTGATCCTACCAAACTAGATCATGAAAAAACACGAGTTGTTAGATCGATTGCTGCAGCACGTACTGGTAACGTTGATGAGCTTACGATTGAAGACATCGTGATTGGCTTAGACGATGATTACGTTTCACCCTAAATGTAAGAAGGTGAATAATTCGAGGTTGTTATGGCCAATAGATCAATTATTTTAAAGTCGATTACGCAACTGGCGTCTCGTACTTCACGTCGCACAATCTCTACAAAGTCAATCTCTCGTGCGGTTGAAGACTACTTTCAGGCAATCGATACAGTAGCTGTATCGTCGTCGCTTTCTGCAATCAGCTTTTCCAAGTTTGTTGAGATTACAGCTGAGCGTCCGGTTACCCTGAATATTACACCAAATGGTGGAACTCAATTCTCAATACCCATCCAAAACTACTTTTGCTTCACGGTCCCCTCCGGCGGACTGTATAGCCTTGTTGTCGAGAATGAAGATGATGCTCTGACAGCTGAAGTTAATATCCTCTACTCATAACGGAGAAATATTCATGTCAAATGAAATGGTTGAAGTAGAAAACTTAACAGCACATGACGTTCCACTCCGTGACGGGGTTACAGGGGACGAGTGCATAGTTCGCGCCTTTGAGCGCATCAGTGTGGAAAAGCGCTTCCTTGAGCGTGCGCATAACCTGTACGTTCATAATGAAAAAACAAAGAAGATTCCGCCGAAGCCGGAGCCCAAAAAGGAACCTGAGACTCCGCCTCTGGATTCTGGTTCCAAATCGCAAGGCCTTGACCTGACACTTAAAGCAAAGTCTGGCCCGCAAAATTCAAAATAAGCAACTAATGGTGACTGACCAAATTCGTTGCATGTAAATATTCATGCTGACACAATAGGAGCCGACATGGACCTCATTAATGATCTTGCCCCCGGTGTATACGCTTACACAGTGGATCAAGCCCAAGCTATCGCTGCAGCCGCACCGACGGTTGCTGCTGTTGTTTTCGAGTCAGAACAAGGTCCGGTGAACGAGCCGGTTCTTATCAATGGCGATCCTGAAAAATTCAAGAAGGCATTTGGCAGCCCTAACCCGGCTGTTTCGAACGCTCATGAATGTATCCTTGAATTTTTGGGAACTGGCGCCTCTGTTTATGCTCTGCGAGCTGACAATGGCTCGAAGTACGCAATGTCAATTCTGCATTCGACTTCGGACTATAACAAAGGCTTTTCGAAAACTGGCGAAGAAAGCTTCTTCCCGAAAGCTGTTATTTCAACCAGCGACACAGACTCGACCGTCGGTTATGAAGCCGCTGGTCGTGATATGGCGTTGTTAGAAGTTGGCGGTACAATGACAGCGGGAAGCGCAACAATCACCGCTTCTCCGGGTAACGGTGCAGCAGATGTTGTTACCACAACTGCTTTTGACTCTGACCACGCAACTACGCTTGCAGCTTTTGTAGCCGACCTTGAGACTGATCTTCAAACAATCGACTCTGATATTTCAGTAGAGTTGATTGATGCAGATTATGACGGAACGAAGTACATTCGTATTCTTTCTGCACAAGGTGAATATCTGCCTGCATTGTCTGCTTTCTCATTTGGTACTGGCGGCACTGGTAAAATTTCATTGAAGCCGGTTCTGTTTGAAGTCTATGCTATCTCGCCGGGTATCTGGGCAAACCGCCTTGGCTACCGCGTGCGCAACATGGACTACGGTCGTCAAACGACAAAGAAGATTGAACTGAGCAAAGCGTTTGTCACTGGTCAGACAATTTCGTTCTCTGTTGACGGCATCAGTGTTGGGCCTGTTTCGTTTGATACAGATCATGCGACCACTATGGATGCAATCAAGACCGCACTTGATACTGCTTTGGATGATTATAATATTTCAACCAAGATTGGTGAGCAGGATTGGAAGACGGCCCTTGGCGCAACTCCCGAAAGCGGAACCAACGTTACCTACACGATTTATTTCAGACATCGTGATTATGGTGATGACTTTGCGCTCACTGCTACGACCGGCGGAACCGGCACGCCTCCGACCGCAACTGTTGAAACGGTTGTTGAGCCGGATGATTGGTCTGGCCTGTTCACTCTCGAAGTGTACCTGAAAGACGATCCGAATACGCCGGTTGAAACTTTCCGCGTTACGCTGAACGAGAACGTCAATGACTTCGGTGAGCAAACGAATATTTCATATACCGTGAATGAAAGCGGTGGCCGGTCGCAATACATTCGAGTTCGCCAGCCTGAATATACATTGTATGCCGCGACCGACGGCTCGCATAAGCCGCGTATGCCGGGAACATGGTACGACGCCGCACAAACTCTGTTGAACGTGCATAGTGACATTCAATGGCTTGAAAACGGTGCTGCAGGTAGTGCAGTTACCGACTCGATCATCATGGCCGCAATGGATAAGTTCAAAGATCGTGAAAAATACCCGATCACTCTTTTCATGAACGCTGGTTACACAAGCGCCTCTGTTCAGAAAAAGATCAACGAAGTTTGTGTAGCACGCCGTGACTGTTTTGGTGTTCTAGACATGCCACGTACTCATCAGACTGTTGACGCTGCCAAAGAATATTCAGACTTCACCTTGTCGCTGAATAGTTCGCAGGTTGCACTGTACTCACCTGACATCTTCGCAGTCTCTCAATATTCGCCGGGTGGTCGCTACCTTCCGCCTTCCGGTGATGTTTGTGCTCGCATCGCTGAGCGTCAGGCACAAATCCGCAACGTTGGTGCCCCGGCAGGTATCGACAACGGTTCCATTTCTCGCGCTACGAAAGTTCGAGAAGATTACAATCACGGGGATATTGGCCAACTTCAAGCCTCTAACGTCAATCCAATTATTCAAAAACGTGGTAGCGGTATCGTTATCTGGGGTGCCCGCACTATGCAACGGAAGCAAAGCCCGCTTTCGTTTGTGCCGGTTCGCCTAGACCTTAACCAGATCGAACGAGCGATTGTTGCTAGTCTTGATTTTTCAGTGTTTAAGGCAAACGACGATACGACACGCTTCCGCATCAAGCAAAGCATTTCAAACTTGCTTGAATCTTACCGCCGTGCCGGTGTTTTGAAATATTTCGAAGTTGTTGTGGATGGTCTCAACAACAAGGAATATCACGAAGCTGCTGGTCAGTTGAACGTTGATGTTATTCTGTACTTCGTTACCCCGGCTGAAAAAATCAAGCTGGTTACGACGATTACTGATCGACAGATCACGTTCCAAGAGCTGCAAGCTAACGCCACCGCTGCTTAATCCTTCAGGAGTTTGAAATAATGTCCCACGTTACTTTGGATGAAGTAAACCAGCAACCGGATGCAATGGACTCCGAACACTTCAAAGTGTTGTTCGGTGACATTCCGGGCGCAGGCGATAGCCGCCCTATGACAATCAATTGCCAAACTGCGGTTATTCCCGGCTTCACAATTGAACAGATGGAAGTCGGCCTGCATAGCCACACTGTTCGTTATGTTGGTAAGCGTACTTTCTCAGGTACAATGAGTATTGGCTTTGTTGAAAATTCAGCAATGGACATTCAACGCCGCCTTCGTACTTGGGCCGAATTCGCAAAAGGTACGCTGTCAGGCTCTGCACAAGGTTACAAATCGGATTACGCCAAAACGATTGAAGTGCAAGTCATGGATATTACTGGCAAGACGGTTGACGTACTTAGCGTATACGGCGTGTTCCCTACCGATGTTCCAGAAATTCAGCTTGATGGTCAGTCTTCTCAGGCGATGCTTGTTCAAGCCTCGTTCTCTTATGACTACTACCGCTCCAAGTTGCACCCGTTCCAGTAATTATTCATGGGACGGGTAACTCTTGACGATGTTATCTCTGAAGGCGATCCGCTAAGCTCTGGCGATTTCCTTATGCAGATGGATTTGCCTGCACAAATCCGTAGCATTGTCGAAGAAGCTCTTGGGATTTTGAGTGCTCGCTCCCTGACCAATTTGTGTCAGGGAGTGAATATTCCGAACAAAGCTTTAACTGTCATGAGCTACAAGCTGTTTGGGCACTCTTATAAATTCAGAGGACCGAGGGAAGAAAGCCAACCGATAACAATGACGTTTGTAGAAGGCGCACTATTGCCAATCTATCAAACGTTCAACGGTTGGTTTGAGTACCAATCAAAAACGTCTTCGGGCGATGCTGGTGCACCCCATCGCGGAACAAGTGCCCGAACGACAACAGATATTTTCGTTACACCACTTTCGGTGACTGGCGAAACAGGCGGACAGTTTGTGTTCCGCAACGCATGGCTCTCCGACTTCGGAGATATTCAATTTTCAGGGGATGGCAATGATGTTGTCAGCCTCTCAACAACTTTCGAGTATGATTATTTCGAGTACACGCAAGCAGATGCAACCGGTAAGATTGGCCGTCTGATTACGCAGTACACGGGAATCAATGCTCTCTCGGGAATTTCCGCCGAGACCGTTGGCCGTTTAAACCGGTTCTTTTAAAATTGAGGCATAGCCATGGCTATTGGGAACTTGGGGACCTCGTTCCTTTCTTCGAGCAGTCAACTTAGCTCTGTATCTAAAAGCATAGGTCAGTCCGGCAAGAATGGATTGACTGATATTTTCAGATCAGGTTCGCGTACTCCATCAGGCAGTTTGCTTGATCGTGATTACGGCGAAGCTTTGAATGATCCTGCCCCGTCTTGGCGTTACCTTGTCGAGTTCCCTGAAATTTCAGGTATCTCTGAGCGTATGGCTCAAAGTTGGGTGGTTGCTGAATCATTCACACTCACTCACCCTCACATTCCGTCGCAAGGTCGCTTCGGCGGCGGTTCAATGACTTACTTTCCTGACTTCAATGACATTTCAGGAACCAACGTAGAGCTGTACGAAGACGTTAATTATTCAGCGCTTCATTACATCTACGCTTGGAAGAAGCTTATCCTTGACGAGTTTGGGAACTACGCTGCGGCGAGTGAATACAAGTATCCCCTCACTCTCAATCTTTTTTCACATACGGATTCTTCCACTCCGGTAATGAAGGGAACCCTGCACGGTTGCTGGCCGTCAGAGGTAACCGAACACCAGTATTCGTATGAAGGCGCGGATCGGGTGAAGACCTCTGTGCAATTTTCAGTCGATTCAAGTACGATTGAGTTCACTGCACTCGGTAAATCAACTGATGAAGGCTCTGGTGGTCTTCTTAGCGACTTGAATAAATACCAGAAACTGTTCCGAGAAGTGAACAGTGTATTCTGATCAGGAGTGGATAGATGGACGTTACACCAATAACCCCGCAAAAAACGGCGGATGAGTTTACGCCTGCTGATGGCGAAACCCCCAAGTTCACGTTTGAAAATTTAAAGGAACGCCTGACAAAGTGCGTTCAAGGCGGTCAAATCACAAACGAAGGTGCGAAAGCCGCATTCGATGATTTCAAAAAGGCAAATGACCTGTTCGGACTTAACACGTTTGTTGTGAATATCGAAGCCAAGCCAAAGACTGCACCGCAACACATTGTGGAAGGCAAGACTGAAAATAAAGAAACGCCAATTTCGAATGACGACATGACACCGCGCAAGGTTGTCCGTCAGGTTCAATCTGACGGCGGCGAGCCGGAAGATAATCGTGATTGGGAGAAACTCAAAGCCGAGTACGATGGTTCAGTTATTGTCCCGGCACGAATGTCCGAAGTTCAAGTAACTGATATATTCACGCCACTTGATCTTCCTAGCCAATGCATTCTGTATGACACAGATGGCGTGCGAGGCCGCAAACTTGGTTTCCAGCACATGAAAAAATTACATGCGCTGCTGACAGTCAAGAACCCGTTCATTCTCATGGATGCAATCTCGTCAACAATCGACTTTGATATTCAAAAATTAACTCAAGGCGATCTGACATATCTTCTGTATTGGCTGCGTTCGGTAAGCCTTCCGAAATCGCCTATGCAAGTCAAATGGGTTTCACGCTACGGCACAACAGAATCAATGGTAGTCAACCTCAGTAAGCTCAATGAGATTCGAGTTACACTGAGCGATGAGAACCGTGCTGAATTGAAAAAATATCAAGAGAAGGGATTTGACTTCCCGCGTGTATACGACATTCTCGCGATTACAAAGTTCGATGCAACTGAAAACCCGGAGATTGATGCTTGGTCTTACGAACAGTCTCAATTCTTCCGCCCGCTCGAAGGCGAGACGGTTGGTGAGCGTATGGCTCGGGTTGAAAAATTAATGGATGACAGTATCGAACTTCTTGAAGACTTGCAAGAGTTCAAGCGCAAGTTTGCACATGGCGTTAATGAAACGGTTGAAGTTCAAGTTGACCCGAGCAAGTTTGATCCTGAAAGTGCGATCCGCCAGCTGACCAACGCAGCAGATCGTAGCGAGGCGGCTTTATTCAAGTTTGGCTTTGATGAAGACTTGTTCGAAATGGTTCAAGACTATCGCAAAGAAGCCTTGGAGATTCAGGAGAAACTTGAAAAGGGAGAGAGTGTCGTGCCTCGCATCGAAAAAGTCGATGTGAACATCGATGCTCTAAGCTTTTTTCAGGCTATTCAAGATTGAGGAACTGAACCGAATGCAGTTTGAGTTACAGGCTGACCGCAACTTCACCATAACTAACGATATGGGAATGCTGGACATTCTGCAAATCTGGAACTTGCATGTCAAACGTTCAGAGAACGAACAGAAGATGCTGGAACAACAGCAAAGAGCGAGGTAATATTCAATGCTAGAAGGAACATCGACTTTCGGCGCAGCTCGCTCCATGACCAGAAGTGAGCAAGTCAAAGCAGAACGTCAGCAAATGTTTGCTAAGGCGCGGGCTGCAAATGACAAGCGCACGAACATGGCCGCTACTTTGAAAAATTCAGAGAACAACGCACAGTCGGCTCGTGCGTTGAACGGCCTTGTCAATATGTTCCGCAATAGAAATCAGCTGGGTGAGATACGACGCAGGCAACAGAACAAAGTTGATGCTAGCCGACACCAACAGCAACTCAACTCACTCAACTCAATTCAGCAGGCTATCAAGAAACTCGGTGGTATTTATTCAGCCGGTGGTGCAATGCCTGAAGATATTCCCGGCGTTGGTAGGCGTTACCGTGGCAAAGATGGTCGCTTTGTCAGTGCGCGTAACAGACGCATGGGAATGCTTGGCCGTGCCGGTTTAGTTGGGGCTGGTTTGGCTATTGCCGGAACCGGCGCTTACTTCTCCACCAAAGGTATCTTGAAAAATAAAGGAAAAGGCTTCTTAGAAGGTGGTCTCAATTCCCGTGCCGCCGGTTACGCCGGTAACATCGGCTCTGGCGCACTTGCTGGTGCAGCAATCGGCTCTGTTGTCCCGGTTGTCGGTACTGCAGTTGGTGCACTGATTGGTGCGGGTGTTGGGCTTGTCGGTTCGATCTACGCGGACTTCCACAAGGAAATCAATGCGTGGGTTATGAAAAAATTCGGTAGTGCAAAGAAGATGGCTCTCGGATTGGTTCGAGGCTTAGGCGATGCGTGGTCTAACATCAAAGGTTTCTTTGGTTCTATCGGAAATTCTGCAAAGGAATTATTCAATAAGCTCCCCGGCTCTGAGTTCATCAAGGGCTGGTTTAGCATGAACGTGAACTTTGCCGCTAGTGCTTGGAACAACATCACTGGATTTTTCAATAATGTATCTGGTGTTGTCGATGAACACCTTACTGCTACGATCCCTGCTTACAGTGTTGTCAAAGCTTGGGGAGAAACAACGGTTGGCCCGTGGATTGAAAAAACATGGACAAGCTTCAAACGCGGTATGTCGGATTTTGTCTCGAATGCTTGGAGCTGGGCCGTCGAAAACTCCCCGGTTGCCTTTGGTAAGGGTCAGGGCTTTACACGCAAACTGATGAATGAAAAAACATCAGCTACGGCGAAGACAGCCATGATGGCCGGTGCTGATATGAAAGACCTGTATCAGACCAGAAGCTACGCGCAGAAGAAAGCTGACGAATACGCCAAGAAAGCAGAACGGGCTTTAGCCAAAGGCAAGCAAAGAGACTATCAGAAGTACGTGAATAAATCGCAGTCTTATACGCAAGCTGCGGCAATGGCAGAGAACGAACTTAGCGCGCGTTTCAATATGGGTATTTCTCCGCGTCCTGAAGTTGCAGCTTCTGGCGCTTCTATGGTTGGCGGGACTTACTTACCTCGTGCAATGCAGCTTGCCGGTGGTCAAACTGCAGGTGCTTCAGAGCTGGCCAGAGCAAAGAAATATTCAGGAGCTTCAAGTTTAGCCGGTTCACGTTTAGAAGCTGCGCGCGTAACAGGCGCCGACTTTGGTTTCCTTATGGCGCTTGCTGCAAAGGAAAGTTCTTTCAACGCTACTGCTTCGGCAAAGACTTCTTCAGCCTTCGGAGCTGACCAGTTCATCGGCAGCACATGGAACTCCATGGTTGATGAAGTTGGCTACAAATACGGTATCAAGAAAGAGAAGATTCTCGGCAAGGATTCCAAGGGCCGTACTATTTATTCAACTACGGAACGGTCCAACGCAACAAGTTCTGGTATCATGGCCGGACTTCTGGCTAATAAGAATGCTGCAAAGATTCAGAAAGTTCTTGGCCGTCCTCCGTATCCAAACGAATTGTATATTTATCACTTCTTTGGTGATAGCAACGGAACCAAATTCCTTCGCAATTGGCAGAAGACGCCCGGTGCACCTGCAGCACGGGACTTCGGCGGAAGCAGACCGGGGACGGTTGCTGGTTCGAATATGGGCATTTTCTTTATGTCCGATGGCATCACTGAAAAATCATACCAGCAAGTTTATGATACATTGTCGAAGGGCTTCACGACTGGCGATACATTGGCGTTCACACAGATGTACGGCGGTGACGCGGCTGCAACGATGGGCGGGCCTGCGCCAGCCTCACCGTCTACAGTTAAAACGGGTACGGATAAAGACCGAAGCGCATACGCTCAAAGCTACCGGCAGAAAGCTATGTCGCAGCTTAGCCTTGCCCAGAAGAAAGGTAACATAACTCCGGCTCAAGCAGCAAATATTCAAAGTGCTATTGAAACAGCTTCAAGGAAGATCACTTCTGGCAAAGTTTCGTATGATCAACTTAGCTCACTGTCAGTTGGCGGGATTACTCGCACGATTGGCGGCTATGGATCAGCAGTTCAAGGCAGTAATATTCAATCTGCATCTTCAGATTACGTATCGCCCTCTTCACAGGCGCAAATAATGGCTGCAACCAAACGCACCGAACAGAGACTGGACAAGAAAGAACCGGCTAAGGAAGTTTCGCAACAAGCGCCCGCCGCGCCAGTTGAAGCGCCGAGTAGTGTAGCCTTTGTCGATACCACCGACTCCGGACTTGCTGTTCTCAATATTCCGGGCCTATAGGAGAATTATTCATGGGTGAGACACTCCGCAATGGCAACCTTGTAAGCAATCCAAACTATCAGGTTATCATTCACCGGCCTGAAAGTCAGGATTTGCCTGAAATAAAAATCTTTGGTAATCTGCCTGAATCGTTTTCCTTTGGTGTAACCGCAAACTATGAAGCCCGGTTGCCTTCCGTATTCAATGCGGCTGAGATTGCAGGGGCGATCAATCCAGCCCTTGGCAATCTTGCTCGTGGTGCAGAGGTTTTTTCAAGAGTCAGCCGTGTGTTCCAGTTGGCCTCGCACCAAGTCTGGACAGGAAGCTCTCCAATTTCCTTCAGTATCCCAATGTTGTTTGATGCTGTTGAGGATGCAGAAAAAGACGTTGTGTTGCCTATCAAGCAGCTGATGTCTCTAACACTTCCGTTCCGTGGAGATACGGGCGCGTTGAATGACGTAACCGGCGGTAAGCTTGATCAGTATTTATTAAAGCCGCCCGGTCCAGTTATCTCCAATCCGGACTATGGCCGTGTGTCTATGCAGATTGGTAACATGAATTATTATCACTCTGTTCTGATCAATGATGTCAATGTGACATTTGACACTCGAATGACAAAGAATGGTGCGCCAATCTCAGCATCGGTTGATGTCGCTGTTACGACTGTGAACACGCCTACTCAAGATGACATTGAAAAATTCTTTATGTCTACAGACAAAGAAGGCAACAAAACAAAAGACACAACCTACGGCGTTAAGTACGCACCAATAACTGATGCTGAGTCATACGCCAAGGCCGCATTCAGTTGGGGCAACAACTCCGGAAGCGAAGACGTAGTTGCTGATGCTCTTGGTGATGATGATTTTTCAACCGCGCGAACTGCTGACGGTTTGTCGCCGGGTGATTACTTCGATGGAGACCTGTAATGGCTAGCTCATCTAATGCACAATACAACTTGTCTGCATACTTCCCTATGACAACGTACAAGGATGAAGATGGGGAGACGAAAGACTCCATAGATTTTTTCAATCCAGATGGAGCCAAGTTTGTAAACTCACTGACTTCGGTAGGCGACTTCCAATGGGATAAGTCACTGAAGCTTGACGTTCTGGCGCATACTCAATTCGGTACAGTATCGGCGTGGTGGCTTCCATTATTTTTCAATGGTGCGCAGCATCCGGGTGAATTGAAGACTGGTAGCTTTATCAGTATTCCTCGACCGACAACCCGCGTTTCCAGTACGAAGTCGCAATCACCGGGCCGTGGCTCGCGCGTGTTGTTGTAGGTATTTATTCATGGCTGACCTTATCTATCCAAAACGAAAACCGACACCTTCTGATCCGGCGTCTACGGCTACGGTAGACGGAGCGTACTCTGTTGAACTTCGGATTAATGACTCAGCCTATCCGGTCTCAACTTCTCTTCTTCGCAACATGCGGGTTATTTCAAATATTCATACGATCCTCCCGACATTCTCTTTTGTCGCAAACGATCTTATGAGTATGCTGACCAATGAAATCGAAATAGATTCCGGTACTGGCGAGTATACGCTTGGTAACGGGGTTAAAATTTCAATTGGGTTAAGTGACGGATCACAACCGCCAGACCTTCACCATTTCCGCCTTATGTCTATCCCCGCAATCAATCCGGGCGCAGGTAATGCGGACATTCGAGTTGTCGCTGTGATGGACGCAATGAAGTGGTGGCGAGGTATTTGCAAAGGTGCTTTCGACGGAACGTCTACCGATGTCTTGAAAAAATTAGCACAGGAATGCGAAATCGGTTTCTTTGGCCCGCATAGCTTCAACGACAACATGACTTGGTTTCCGGCAATGGAAAGCTATTCCCGGTTTGCCAATAAAATTTCAAACCATGCTTGGTCCGATCCGTCCAGTTGCGCAGCTATGGCAATGGACCGTGATATGGTTCTTCGCTACGTGGACCTTAACCGTCTTGCTGATGAGAAACCAATCGCTACGGCTAAATATTTAAAAGAGTTGGAAGATGAGACTGACTTTGAGGTCATGCACTGCACGATCAAAGCCCCTTCTGGCGCAGCAAACCTGATTGGCGGTTATGAAGGCACTCTGCTGGAACAAAACTACAAAGGCAATGTATCTGAATATTCAACTGTTCAAGCTGTCCGCCATGGTGACTATATCGACCGTTCGAAGTCTATCAATGACAATATGGGTTCTGTACGTTCCAGACTATCAACGTTGGGCGCAGGAAACTTCCATGAAAATTACCATCGTGCCGAGCACCAGAACGACCGCCTTCTGAATACGTTCAACCTGCACGCCGAAATCTATACAGAGAGTTGGACAAACATAGGCTTGTTCGAAACTGTCAAACTCGACATTGGCGATCAGCGTCCCGGCGAAGACCAACGTAATTATTCAGGTACTTACTTTGTGACTGCAAAGGTGGCGGGGATCAATAACAATCGGTACTTTGAACGCATTCGTCTGACAAGCAACTCTCGCGGTTTCAACCCGGCAAAGGATTTGACATGAGTTCTGCACAGCCTTTATCGAAAGCGCTAGGCAGGGAATCCCTACGGGGATTGATTGTTGCTGGCGATGTCGTGAATAATAACGATCCAGACAAACTGTTGCGTGTTCGCGTTCGCGTTCCATTACTGCATCGTGATATTCCGGATACAAAGCTTCCATGGTCGCGTCCGCAAATGCACCTTGGACCTTCTGGCGTCGGTGGCGGCGTTGGCGGCATACGTGTTCCCGCAGTTGGCGCAAAGGTCATGCTGCAGTTCAATGACGATTCCCTTTACAATACGTCATACGTTGCCGACTTTGCTTATGAAAATTCAATTCCCGCCGAATTGCTTGCCGACTACCCGAACAGCTACGGTTGGATTGATGCTGCAGGTAACCTGTTCTTTGTGAACACGATCACAAAAGAAGTTCGATTTATTCATGTATCTGGCTCCAAGATCGAAATTGCACCTGACGGTGAACTTACAATTGCGTCTGCCACAAAAGTTACTGTGAGCGGTTCAACCCAAGTTGACGTTTTAGCCGCTAATAAAGTTTCAGTTCATGGCGGCAGCCTAGTTGATATTCGCGCAACTGAAATTCATTTGAACGATTCACAATCTGGCACTTCGCCAGTTACCACTACGGCCCGGACAAAACCAACCGGGCGTAATGTTGCCGGGAACACCAAGCTATGAATATTGATCTTCCTGAAACAGTCCTTCGCAGGGCTCGTGTTGTTGACCTTAACCGCTTCTACAAGCGCAACGTTTCAAGTGCGCAGGCTGTAGACATTGAGGCTATCAACTATCAGATTTTGAATATTATCGAAACGGTAAAAGGAACTTACCCGTTCGAGCCGACGTTTGGGGTAAATCTTGAAAAATATCTATTTCGTCTGGCTTCGGCTGGGACCTTGTATGAGATTGAGAGCGAAGTGACTTCAGCCCTTAACCAATGGCTTCGATACGGAAGTGTCAAACCGCGTAACGTAAAGGCCTCGCAGACTGGTATCAATGAGGTCACTTTGTCCGTTGCTGTTGATCTTCTCGGCGGCACAGAAACCTTCGCCTATCGTCTTGCAGCATAGGAATTGAATAAATGACGTTTTACGATAAGACCGCAACAAGTTTTGCAGACTACTTGCTGAAGAACCTAGCAGCAAAAGGCGTGGCAGTAGGCAAACTTGTTACGAAAGATGATATTGCCGATTGGTATCGCACATTCATGACCGAACAGCTGCCAACGCAGATTCGTTTGTCTAAGGTTGCACCTGACTTTGAACAAATATTCAGTGCTTTGCAAGTCGAGGTTACAAAATACCAAAGCTGGAACGATCTTTCGACTTCGGCAACTGGTTCAATGTTGCTGGCAGCAATTGCGGAAGGGATTGCCTATTCGCAAGCTTCGATTATTCGCGCCGCACAGGAAACTGTTCTCGATACAGCCCGTCTTCCAAACTCTGTTTATGCAATCGCTCGTATGCTTGGTGTACGTATTGAACGTAAAACGCCATCACTTGTGCTTACGACGCTGACTAACTCAGACACTACGGTTGAACAAATTATTCAGCCTTACTCACGTTGGTCAGTTGGCCGAGACGTTTACTTCAATCGTTCAGTTATTGTGTTCAAGCAAGGCGAGACGACTCTTGAGGACGTTGAGCTTTACGAAGGTGACATAATCGAAGAACGCTTTATTTCAAATGGCGCGGCATACCAGCGTTTTGAGATTGGTTTGTCAGACTTCACGTTATCGAACGAAGACGTTCTCTGCTACGTTGCCGGTGTTGAGTGGGATCGTACTGACGAAGGTGTTTGGTCCCATGGTCAAGAAAATGTCTTCCAAGAAGATACCACGGCAAAGGGCACAGCTGAAATAACATTTGGCTCTGGTGTCAACGGCAACATTCCTCCTGTTGGTTCTGAAATATTATTCCGCTACGGTCGTACTCGCGGTGAAGCCGGTGCTTACGCTTCTGCAAGCGCCGATGTTACCTGTCAAAACAATGCGAACATTACAGGCTTCACAACAACCGGCTCACAAGGCGGAGGCGACGAAAAAGATTTTGAGTTCTACAAAGTCAACGGCCCGAGCCTTCATTCTGCAATCAACAAAGCGGTTACTCGCGAACAATACCGCGCTGTTATTTCAACCTATCCCGGTATCGTGGATGCCGAGGCTTTAGGGCAGCGTGATATTGATCCAACGGACCCAAAACTTTTCAACCGTGTTCGAGTTACTGCTTTGAAATATAATGGTGAGAACTTCACTGACGATGAATGGGAGACGTTCAAACTCTGGCTAGAAGACCGTTCACTGATTGGCGTGCACTTAGAGCGCGCTGACCCTAGCGCAGTTATCGTGGACATTACTGCCGACGTTTATTGTCTGGCAAAAGCAAACCTGAAGTCAGTTCGCCAAGCGCTCGAAACACATTTGCGTGATAAGTTCAAAATCAAAACAGGGTCACTTGGCCGGTCGCTTTACAAGGATGACGTTCACCGCGCTTTGAAAAATGAAGACACAACAAAGAACCTGATCACGCACGCAATCGTTCGTGGGCCAGCGAATGATGTAAAGATTGATGAAAAAAGCTTCATCAAGCTTCGCAACATTACAATCAACGTGAACTATAGTGAACGGGATACTGTCGATGGTTCGTAGTCTCCGCACACCTGCAACAAACCTAAAGCCAAATCTTCCTGCACCGCTGGCATCCAGTGAGTTCATTGTTGATTTATTCACAGCTTGGGACAAACTCAATCACATATATGTGACTGTCCCGCGCCGGGAGCTTGCTGCTAAGCGTAACCTGCTTCGGTTCCAAGCGGGTGATTTTTTCATTATTGATGAAGATGGAACTGGTCTTGTAGCGTCTCAGGCTGAACGTTTTGTTCTCGGGGATCGCGGCCTTGCTGAGCTTGTCGAAACAGCTGATGATACGCTTACAGAAGAAATCGAAGATACGGTATATGTCTATTACGACGAATACGACCGCAACGCCAACGTAAAGCGCCGCCGTCGTGAATATTTCAGTATCTTCAATCGTATTGAACGTCCGTTCATGATCCAGCATGTGGAAATGCTTGGTATCTCATTCCTGTCGGACGATCTTTCAACAGAAGCTTACTGGCGTATCGCACAAAATGCTGGACGGTATCGCCGCCAGTCTTCAACGAACGAGTCAGTCAAGTTTCTGTCGTGGATGATCAACGCAAACTTCACTGTTGAATATTTATGGACTGCAGATGGTGAGAACTTCTACCGTGAAGGCGCGCTGAAGTTCACAGGCCGAAGCTCAAAAGGTGGCTACATCGGCTCTATTCTATACTTCCCGACCTCACACGTCTTACTGAAGTATGATGCTGAAAAAACACCTTACATTGACCTTGCAAAGATGCAGGAACTCTTCTTGGTGCAAGCGCCAATTAACGTTGTGCTTGACGGAATTCTCGCACTAATCGCGCCCTTTGATATGAAACATAGAACTGCAAACGGATCGCACCTTAATATGCGGTTCATGGCAGTAGCGGAGTAATTATTCATGGCATTTCGTGGAGGCATTACTGATCTTGGACGCACGAAGCTGGCAGCTGCAACCGCCGGTTCGTTAGAACTCGGTTCTGTGAAAATTGGCGATGCGTCACTTGCAACTCACCCAACTATAGGCGCTTCGCTTACTGACGTTGTTGGTAACCTGCAAACAACTGTTTTGGCTGCAAACGTTTATTATACGCCATTTGGTTCCGACCGCCTTGTTGTATTGATCAATCTTCGTGACGATTCTGAATTATTCATTGGCAACGTGGTGTTCTTCCTGTCAGATGGGACGCCACTCGCTTATGGTGTGTTTGATCGCACACTTACGAAAGTTCCGAAGAGTGACGACAATGGTGGTGATTGGGTAACCATAGGCCTGAGCTTGCAGTATGAAGACATCTTCGGATTATTCAATCTTCCAAGTGGCCAATCGACGGAAATGGAACTCGACGTTCAAACGAACGAGATTACTGGACAAGCTAACATTTCCGAATTGTCGCGAGTTACAACGGTGTTCGATAAGCTCACAGAAAATTTTAATATTCCAGCTGTAGCTTATGCCGGAAACAACTGGTTCGTTAATCCGTTCTTTTTCCCTGTCTCAATCGACTTTGGAATAATTTCAGGCGGGGAAGTTGGTGACTTGTATGATCGAACTGTTTCGTAGGAGACGCAAATGAGTGAAATAAAAACAATCCTTACCCAACAAGGCGCAATCGCATTCACTCGTGCGCTGGTTCTTGGTAAGCCAATCTCAATTCCAAAGTTTCGCATTGGTTCATTGGCAGGCTTCTCGCCAAAGCCGAATGATACCGATGTTGCAGACTTTGTATACGAAGGCAATGCTTCTCAGATCAAACTGAAATTTGGTTCGTGGACAGCGGTTGCAGTTATCGAGCTGACACTTGATCACAGTGTCGGAGATTTCGACATTGGAAATATAATGTTGTATGACAATCGCGACCAACCATTCGCTTTCGGAGTTCGTTCTACGTCCGTTCCAAAAGTACGCTCACAACGGTCCGTACTAGGTACTGAAATGAATATTCAGTTTCCGTTACGCATTCTCACAGATGAAACCCCGGCTTCTGTCAGCGTATCAGTGATTGATCAAAAGACGCTTCCGGTTGTTGCGGTTGAGACAGCAGTTACAGGAACACTCCCAAGCGTTGCAGAGTTTCCTGTCTATTTATGTGAAAATTTCAAGGGTACAAACCGACCGGCTATTCTGTACGCTGATGCGGCAAACGACATGTGGTGGGCAAACCCCTTCTTTATCGATATGGCTTCTGGCGCATACGGCGTAATTTCTGGCGGCGTTGTCGGTGACCTTTACACTTCACCTGCCGGTAAAGTTCTTTACGGTGGTGAATATTCAGATAAGCGCGTTGTCTCTCTTGAGCGTGACGGCGGTTCGTTCAACCAAACCCGTTCGGTAGAGCCGAGCGGTGGCAAAAACTTCGGAGATTAATTCATGGGTCCGTTTCATATCACACTGCGTCTTGGTGAAGCTCACTCGAATGACAGCGAGCAAGCCCTTGCAGGTGAGCCTTTCTTCGACCCGATCTACAAGCGACTCGAAATCGCTACCGGGCCAACAACAAAGATTGAATATCCAACCGTCAACAGCGAAGGTGGTTTGGGTGTTGGCTTCGATGAAGTTATCGGAACTGATTATTCAATCAAGGCAAAGAAAGCCATTCTTGCTGGTAATGGTACAGTTAACATTCCTGCTTACGGCGCATACGGAGTTTCTACGACAGGTATCAACTTCGGAATAACCAGCTCAAAGAAATGGGTTGGCTTCTGTGCTAATGGCGCCCAAGTCGCGCAAGTCTATCAAGACCTGTTCCATGTGAAAAAAGACATGCAGGTAGATGGTAGTGGTTTGTTCTACGGAAACGTTACAGCCGATGACTTCATTCTTGCCAGTGTGAATAAAGTTTTCCAACTGACCGGCGGTGGCTCCCTCGTTGACACAATCGTATACGATACTCGTGATGATTCTGACGGAGGTGCGTGGCGAACTCGTTCTAATTATTCAAGTTGGGCAAATGAACCTACCAGCTCAACTCGTTCTGCACGTAAAGATTTCCCGGCGCGAGCCATTATTGTTGCGACTCAAAACTGGCTCAGCATTTATGATGGGGATGATGTCACCCTTCCACTGTGGATGCGTTTCACAGTTGGTGGTGGTCAGATGATTACAAGCACTATTCAGTGCGTTGAGGCTTATAATG